AGGGTTGGCTTATCAAGAAGTCTGAAGCTTTCTGCCCAATGTGCAGGAATGTATATGGCAAATGGTAAGTGGTGGCCTGCTGAAGTCTGGTGCCACAAGTGCGGTACTCAAATGGTAGAGAGAGTAACTAAGTCAAAGAAAGGAAATTTGATGGAGCGCAACTGCCCCTTTTGCAAGGTAGGCAACAAGTGGTTTTTAACCCATATCGAGGAACACAAATGAAACACGGTAAGACGGTCATAGACGATGTAATGGGAGTCCAGATTTCAGGGCTAGAGGATGAAAGCGATGGGACACTCCTTAAACACGTAGTCTGGGCTATCGAGTGCCTTGAGGCTGTTCTTACGGCTGTGAAAGCAAGGACGATAAACGACATCCTTAAAGAAGTTGAACATAAAGGGGGCTTGAATGCAGAGCAAAAGTGACAAGGAGTACCGCCAGATGGTAGCACAACAGAGGAAGCTATTTGGCCCTTCCTTTATGGTGATCCACGGTAAAATCCATAGCCTTGAGTGTTCCGTGCTGTTTCTAGAGCGTATCATTGCTTCTATGTCTCAAGACCTGGGGCGGCAACGCAACGCTCTAAACTTCATCATGCGTGGGGGGAAAAGACATTGAAAGTCTACAAACTTTTTATCCATATCTACTGCACTGAAGTTTGCAAAATAACTATGGTAAGCAAACTTGTCTTCTCTGACCCTAACTTAGAGTGCCGCTGCGTCCGGTCAACTGAGATTATTTCAGGCAACACTATACATAAGTTTGTGTCGAGTAAAGACTTGGAGAGCCTCTATGGGTTGGAGATAGATGATCTTGAGGTTTGCCCTTTCAGCGGTTTGACTGAATCAGAAAAAGCATGGTTAAAAACAAGGATGGCAAGATGAAAACTATACACTGCAAAGGTTGTGGCATATTAGTTGGTTACTCATTCATTCCTACCCCTATTATTTTCTGCGTTGTATGTGGACAAAACATCCTGAACTTAGATGGGCCTAAGTGCGAAGGGTGCTGTGCCGACTGCCTCTGCGGCAAAAATGTCAGATAAACTCCTTAAACCTAAGTGCGGTGACTGCTACTATTTTCTTTTTGTCGGTCCAGACAAGGTATGCAGTCACCCCGATAACTTTAAAATCCTGAAAGGTGGCCCTGTCAAGTGTAATTTTTACGAAGATGAAGAGAGAAAACTACTTCCTACCCAAAAACAATGGTGGAAGTCACGATTAACCTTTGGAGAGATAAAAGAGAGGTTAAAAAAATGAAGATCAAAATAAAAATTCCTCACAAAGAATTTTTGAATCATACATTTCCTCATGTCTTAATTAGATCAAAACTTATTGAGGCTGGTATGCCTTCAGATGCTAGAGGAACCATGATTACTTATGATGATTCAGAAGACGCATTCAAAGTAATTGAATGGACAAGTTCAGACACTTTAGGCGAATGTGACATCTGCCATGATCCTGTCTTTGATTTTCAAAGTTATTCAGGGGCAATCGGAGAGCTTTTATATCATGTCCGGTGCGAGAAAGAGAGAGTTTAACTCCTTTCCAAAAAATAAACCTGCCAGGGATGATAAATATCTTGCTTTTGTCAGAGGGCATAGATGTTGGCGCTGTAAACGACCCCCTTTTGTGACAGCTATACAAGCACATCATGCCTATACTGGAGGAATGAGTACTAAGTGTTCTGATTACGATACTATTCCTGCTTGTTTTGAGTGCCATGATACTATTAAACAACGCAAAAACGTACCAGACTCTATTAAAACAGAAATAAAAGCTCTCAATGTAGAATGGAGGAAACAAGGTGGGACTTTCAAAAACGAAGATTGGAGAAATGATACAAAGACGGAAGGTTGAATCTGAGATAACCAGTTTCATGTGTGATCTGAAAGATAAGGATCGGCTTTGGGAACTTGCAGAAGAAAATGATTGCAATCTCTCAGACATAATTAGGTTAGCTGTCAAAGAACTTATCAAGATGATAGACCATAAGGGAGTATTATAATGTCTATCAAACTAATGACTGAAGCCTGGGGAACAAGTGGATTGAATGCCTCACAAAAGCTTGTGCTCTTATCTATCTGTGACTATGCCAATGATGATGGCTATTGTTGGCCTAGAATCAAAGTTCTCGCGGAAAAGTGCGACATAAGTGAACGGGCGGTGCAATACAACATTTCTCGCTTGATCGAACTGGGCATCCTTGAAGCGAAAACGAGATTGACACGTTTCGGGACACAAGGCTCTAATCTTTACCGGGTTCTCTTGGGTGGGGGTGAAGCAGATTGCACCCTAGAAAACACTACGTTTTTTATGGGGGGGGGTGAAGCCAGTTGCACCGGGGGGGTGAAGCCAGTTGCACCCCTTATATATGAACCATCAATAGAACCATCAAAAACAAAGAGGAGGGTCGAGCTTGATCTTTTCGGGTCAGTGGAACCGTTACCCCCTGTAGAATACTTCCCCCCTTCAAGACCCCAAAACCGTTTTGAAGAGTTCTGGAAGAACTGGCCTGATCGAAGTCAACCGAAACAACCGGCGAAAAAGGCATGGGATAAAATTCTGGCGAAGAAGTACAACTATGATGTACAAGATTACATCATAAAAGCATTAGAGAACCAGAAACAAAGCAAGAAACACTTAGGTAAGAAAGATTACCTTCCTCACGCTTCTACGTGGTTAAACCAAGAAAGATGGCTAGACGAGGTACAAGTTGAATTAGAGGAACTATATGTCAGGTAATGAGTATGAAGAGACATTACTTAGGCCAGCTAGTGACTTTATCGAGTCTGTTAAAAATAGGTTTTTCCCTAAAGATGGGCAGATTGGCACACCTTTTCACTGGAATAAGATACCTTTCAGAGTAGTGAAGGGTGAAACTTCCCTATGGTCAGGCTATAACGGCCATGGTAAATCTCTTTTTCTTAACCAATGCATGTTAGAGCAAGCTATTTGCGGGGAGCCAGGGGCTTTGGCGTCATTTGAGATGCCAGGAGAGAAAAATCTTTATCGAATGGTGCGGCAAGCACTAGGAAAAGCTAATCCTACGGAAGAAGAGATAGAAAACTGTATGAATTGGCTTGGCAAAAAGATATTTATCTATGATAAAACTGGTATAGGAGAGCTAAGAAGACTAAAAATGATATTTAATAGAGCTAGAGTAGACCATGGTTGCACTTTTTTTATCATAGATAGTCTAATGAAGTGCGGGATTGACCCAGATGATTATGCAGGGCAGAAAAAATTCATGGATGAATGGCAAAATTATGCTCAAACGTACAATGTCAACATAAATGTGATAGCACATGCCAAAAAAGGAGCAAGCGAAGAAGAGAAGCCAGGAAAGATGGATGTTAAAGGCACTAGTGAACTGACAGATTTGCCTGACAATGTATACTCTATTTGGAGAAATAAAAAGAAAGAAGACAAATACAGGGAGTGTAGTGATAAACAATGCTTCGGACCCAACTTTGAAAAGTTACTATTGGAGTATGACTGTCTAGTGAACTGCTCCAAGAGCCGGGAATTTGGCGGTGATGTGGAAGGAACGTTTGGACTTTATTTCCATAAGCCTAGTATGCAATATATCGAGAAGTGCGGCCAGGAGCCATTTATCTACTATGAGCCATGATTTTGTTAATAGGGTCGTTTTGAAAGCCCAAATGGAAGGTAAAGACCCTATCCAAGCCCTTAATGAGATGCTTGCTCTTTTGACGCAAGAAAGTGTACTATATCAAGAATTGATTTTGTTGATAGAAGAAGAAGCTAAAGAGATACAAAATTATATCTTGAAAAAGGTCTTGTTTAATTATGGATAAGGTAGCAGAAGCTATCTACAAAACTCTTGGGTACACACCTTCCCCTTCCCAACAGGAATTACACGATAGTAAAGCTAGATTTAAGTTCATCGGTGCTGGCTCTCGTTTTGGCAAGTCTCTCTGTGGGGCTATGGATGTTCTACCTGACATCTTGAAACCAAAAACAAGAGGCTGGATTGTCGGCCCTTCGTACGATCAACCTTCTAAAGAATTCCGTTATATTTACGATGCTTTAGTAGGGAAACTGGGGTTTAAGACTGAGAGGCAGTTAAATGTATCTTTTACCACACCAGGGCCACAAACTTTACTATTCCCTTGGGGATCAGAAGTCTTTACTAAATCTGAGCAAAACCCTGATGCGCTTTTGGGTGAGGAAATTGATTGGCTTATTCTCTCTGAAGGGTCAAGGCTTAAAGAAGAGACTTATGATAATTATCTACGGGCTAGGCTTGGTTCTCGTAAAGGTCGTGTTATTGTCCCTACTACGCCTCACGGGTTCAACTGGCTATACAAGAGATTTTATGTTCCTTTTACTGAGGGTGATCCTGAGTATTGGGCAAAGATAAACATCAAGGTTATTGAAAATCCAACCTTTGATAAAGATGAATATGATAGGGCAAAACGTGAACTTGAGGAAAATGCCTTTGAGGAACAGTATAACGGATGCTTTGTTTCGTGGTCTGGTCTTATCTACAAAAGATTTTCTAGGCAACATCATCTTATCGACCCGTTTGGGATTCCGGGACATTGGCCTGTTTATTCTGCTATTGATCCACACCCATCTACTGCTACTGGTGTTCTTTGGCTTACGGTTGATGAATACAACACTTGGTATTTGTGCCATGAGATGTTTAAGCCTGATCTTACCATCCCCGAAATTTCGAGCAAACTTAAACGAGTTGAGAAAAAATGTCCAGTCAACAGGTATTTAATTGACCCAAATGCTAAGTTAATAGATAAACTCCGTGGTCAAACAATGTCAGTACAAATGCAGTTTAGACGCAATGGCATTCCCTGTATCGAAGCAAATAACAAGTTTGAACCAGCTTGGTATAAAATCTGTGATAAACTTAGGCCAGTGCCGGTTTACGGGGATCAAACAATACTCAGGCCGAAACTTCTAATTTTTAGAAATTGTAAAAGGATATTAGAAGAAATAGAAGATTATACCTGGGAGAATGAAAAGACCGGCAAATTCCATCTTATGGACTGTTTAAAGTACATTGCAAATGATAGCCCATGCAGAGCAACCAAAGAAGAAGAAGTCGAGGAAATGCTAAGGGAAGAAAAAGAAAAGCTTAATAGCATGAATAAGAGGACAGGTTATTGACTCCTTGTTTGCATTTATGCTAGAGTTGTAAACTAGATTGGAGAAGATAGGGATGGCAACTACTAGAACTTACAACGATGGTGGTACAACTGTAAGTATTTATAATGATAACATTTATTATGGTACTTTTGTTGCTGCTGCATCTGAAACTATTGGTTCTGTAGGATTTCATGCTAACTCGATAGATTATAACTGTGACGTTAAACTCTCTATTTGGGATTCTGCTGGCACTAGCAAACTGGCAGAGGCTAGTTTTTCTGTCACACCTAATGCTTCCCCCGCTTGGTACACTGATACACTTGATGCCCCAGTAGATTTAACAAGCTCAACAACCTATATGTTTTGCGTGTTTATCAACGGATCAACTAGCCCTGGCTGCGTTTGTCTCGGTTCGGGGGCAGGAGGCAACTATATGGCTCGTTCATGGGCATCTGGTTGGCCTGCTGCAATAACAAGTTCTGGGAGTATCAGTAAAGTTGGTGTTGAAACAATATCGCTTGATTCAAGTTTAATATTACCTATTACAGTTTTAGGGAACGGAATATTTAGAGGTTGTTTTAGGGGGGCGTAAATGTATCAAGGTACTTACAATGGTGCAATGTCTGGAATATTGTTTCCTTTGATAACAGCTTCCGGTACTTATGCCAAAAACTTTAATACAACCTCGATATCAGCTATTTTTATCGGATATCCTGGCAATGGTGGGTATACTTCTCTTAGCGGTAGAATGTCTGGCATACCGGGTGACGGTGTGTATACCATAACAAATCTTACAGCAATTGAAATGCAATGTTATACTTGGGCTATCAAAATCACCGCTAATTCAGGTTGTCTAGATCAAACTATATTGGGTCAAAATCTTGGGTATAGCGCAACGCATATTATAACTGCCGTTTCTGGTCTTAAGAACGATGTGTCTGGTTTACCAGGTATTCTTGCTGCTTCCAGCGGCCCTGTAGTTCTTCGTCCAGGGACGCACACAAACGCGCTTGTGGGCCTTTGGGGTTCTACTCATACATCTTCTCAAATTGCAAGAGTCACTGACTTGACGAATGCAGGAGAGGCGACGGTTGATGTCTCAACCATTGCAGCACAAGTTTGGAATAGTTTGACTGCGACATACACCTCTTCGGCTACATTAGCAGGTAATATAGCGAATGTGCTTGCTGCAACTTCTGCTGTTACAAACAATGTGGCTTCTGGGTTTGCCCCTGTGATAGTTGCTATTTCAGGGCTTAAGAATGACGTC